GGTGGAACTAAAGAAGATTCCGATGGCGATGGTATTCCAAATATTTCAGACAACCTTCCTAATTTTCCAAATCCTAATCAGGCAACAGGCAGAGTAGGCGGAGGCCCAACTGTTGTAGATCAAGCAGTAGGTGGCGATAAAGGCGGCAACAAAGGTGGTAACACCGGTGGCAATACTGGTGGAAACACCGGAGGTAATACCGGCGGTGGGGATAAATTCACCGGTAAAGGAACTGCTGATAAGCCATACCTAAAGAACGGTAAGCCATTTACAGGAACTGCTGGCGGTAAAACCTATCAAGGTGGAATCGTTGTTGATCCAAATGCATTGACACCAGAACAGCAATCAAAGCTTGGTGAGTATGGCAGCAAGTATCTTATTGATTACTTTAAGGCTAACTACCCAGACATCTATAAGAAGCTTGAAAGCATGGCACGACTCGGTGAGTCTGCCGCCAATGTTGAGGCATACCTTTCAGGAACTGCTTGGGCTAAAGATGTCAATCAAAGAACTTATGCACTTATTGGTGCAGCCGAACTTGCCAATGGTCTTAAGTTGGATCAGGCAACTAAAGATACTTACCGAGATCAATACCTTGCCAAAGTCAAGAGCATGGATGAAATCAAGTATGACATTGGTCTAAAGACTATTGCTCAGTTCCAGTTGGATACAGTTAAGCCAGATGTTGCTAACTCTATCCGTGCAGGAAATACCTTTGCTCAGGCTGCTGCTGACTACATCGAGATCTATCGTAAGAACCTTGAGATTGCATCATCTGCTTTTAAGATAGATGATAAGCAATTCCAGACACTTCTTATTGGATCATCTAATATCAGCGACTTCGAGAAGAAGCTTCGCCGAACTGACCAGTATCTATCTCAGCCTAAAGTCCAGCAACAGATCAATGCTAACAAGATTATGGTTACTACCAAGTATCGTCAGTTTGGCTTGGCACTTACTGCGGCAGCAGCAGATAATCTTGCAAAGAATGTTTTCCTTGGAGATACATCTAACGAGCAGATTGATGAGAACCTTCGTCAGGAAGCAGTCAAACTCTTCCCAGCGTTCCGTGATCGTATCCTCAATGGAGAATCCCCACTATCTATTGCAAGCCCTTATATCGGTGCAATCTCTCGTATCCTTGAGGTGCCAGAAGGTTCACTAGATCTAGAGGATGCAACTGTTCGTAAAGCAATGATTGGCTCAACAACAACTGTCGGAGACAAGACTTCATCAACAGTCACTCCATTGTGGCAGTTCGAGCAAGACCTATACAAAGACAGCCGTTGGCAATACACAGCCAACGCAAGAGCTAAAGCTGACAGCATCTTAGTTGATGTCGGCTCGAGATTCGGAGTGATTCCATAATGGCAGAAAAAATACCAGTTAAAAAAGGTGACACCTTATCGGGTATTGCCAAAGCCCAAGGCACTACTGTTGCCCAGATCCTTGCCGACAACCCGACTCTTGCAGCTCGTCAAGCAGCAGGTCAAACAGTTCTCTTTAGTGGAACTAAAGTTCTTATTACAGCTCCTAATCAAGCAACCAATCCTTACGCCGCTGCAACATCAGGCCCTGCCGCAGGTGCAGGTGCAAATGTAGGAACAGCAAGTGTTCCGATAGATGCAGCTTCTGATGCGTTACGCAGACTTACATCTGGACAGACATTATCAGATGCTGATAAGAAGATTCTTGGCATGGGTAATACCGGTGTAGCATCTAGCGATACAACAGGAATTACAGATGGATCAGGAGATAATCCACCTGCTGGAGTAACCGAAACTGGTCGAGTAGATAACAAAGATGGAACTTTTACTGTTACATACAGCGATGGAACCACAAAGGTTATCGGAACAAAAACAACTGGCAAGAAGATTCTTCGTCAGTATTACTCAGGATCCGGTGCCAACCGTATTCAAATTACTGAATATGATGATGGCACAAAGGACACAACTCCTGCCCCAGAAGCAGCAACAGGTCTTACAGCAGATGATGTAAATAAACTTATTCAAACCGCCCTTGCTAACCAAACTGCTGAAACTCAAAAGTTGCTTGATGCACAGAAGAAGCAACTTGAAACCGCTAAGCAGGAACAGATTGCAGCCCAGCGTAAGTCAGCATTTGATGTTATCCGTGAGAAGTTTACTTCAATGGGTATCAAGGATGTCGGTGATGATATTGCAGCAATCTTTGCTGGTAAAGGCACAGATCGTTTTGGTAAAGCATTTGATGAAATCCCTACAACTTCAGAAGGTTTTTACCTTCAGTTGATTAACACCAAGTCTTACTACGAACGCTTTGGTAAGGTCAATGAAGCTCGTCTCAATGCTGGATACAAGGCACTAGATGAGAAGACAATCGTTGGAATGGAAGATGAATACCAGAAGGTATTGACTTCATACAATATGCCAACAGGCTTCTACGATCAGACAACAGACTTCCAATCTTTCCTAAAGAACAACCTCACCAATGTCGATGTTGCAAACATCATTCAGGCATATCGTGACTTTGTGACAACAGGCACAGATTCCAATGTTCGTAAGCAACTTAAGGATCTATACGGTATCGGTGACGAAGCCCTTACTGCATACATGATTGACCCAGCAAAGGGTCAGGGAATCCTTGAGCAGATTGCTGGAAAGAACATGAATACAGCAGCAGCTCTCATCGAAGGTCTAACAGCAGAAGAAGCAAATATGGCTCAGACCTACGGTGCAGGATCTCTTGGTTATGGATCACAACGCCAGAAGTATTCACAGGTTCAGCGTGAACTCCAGACAACTGGAAACCTTGCTGCTATCTATGGTGAGAACTTCGGAGCCAAGGAAGCAATCGCTGCCGAGTTTGGTGGAGATGTCCAAGCACAGGCACAAGCAGCACGAATTAAGGCAACAGGTGCAGCAGCATTCGGTGGCACAAGTGGTATCGGATCTAAGGCACTAAGAGTTAAAACAGTTTAAGTAACAGGGTGATTGGCAATCATCCGGGTTCGAGACCCGGACACCCACTCCATCTCTAGAAATGCCGGAACTTGAGATGAGTATAAACCCGGAAGTTGGAGCCAATGCATTTCCCCGATTGCATTGTGGCCAGCGACTAACATGAAAAGGGAGTAGGACAAATGTCCAATTACGAACTGGAAGAGGATGACTTCGAACTTGATTCGAACGATGTTCTCGGACAACTACGCAAGGCCAATAAGGCAAAAGAAAAGCAACTGAAGGAAATTCAGGAAGAGCTTTCCAATTTGCGTAAAGAAAAACGAGAGAGAACTATCTCAGAAGTCCTTACAGCTCGAGGAGTGAATCCGAAGATTTCGGCTTTCATTCCACAGGACATCGACCTCACGGAGGAATCGTTGTCGTCATGGCTTACTGAATACGGAGATGTATTCGGTGTGTCACAAACCAACCAATCAAATCCAGCAATACCAGAAGGATTTATAGATAATTACAAGAAGGCTCAAGCAACTGTAGACGGTGGCATTAGTGCTGATCGTGAACAGATGATTCAAGCCCAAATGGATGAGGCCGCTGCAAAGGGGCCAGATGCATTAAAGCAATTATTTACAGATCTGGGTAAAGCTGGGTACTAACCCAGAAAGGCGGTGCCGTAAATGGCAACCACTCAAATCTCTGGTGTAGGCAACTTAGTAGTCAATGCATATGACACATATGTAAGAGCTGCACTCCGCTCACTTCCTGTCATGCGTTCAGTCGCAGATGTACGACCAGTAGCCCTCACCAACCCGGGAACTACTCTCAAGTTTGCAGTTTATGCTAACTTGGCAGCAGCAACCACAGCTTTAACAGAAACATCTGATGTAACACCAGTTGCATTGGCAAACCCATCACAGGTAACAGTTACTGTTACTGAATACGGTAATGCTGTTGAGCAGACAGAGAAGGTCAATATGGCTTCATTCTCTTCTATCGACACCATGATCGGTGATGCGATTGCTTACAACGCTGCTGATACTTTGGATCAGCTAGTTGCAACAGCACTTACATCTGGCTCAGTAGTTAAGTACGGTGGAAGCCGTACATCAACAGCTACACTTACAGCTACAGATGTTCTTTCAACAACAATGCTTCGTAAGGCACAGACAGAGCTTCTTGAAGCTAACGCTCAACCTCGTGTTGGCGACCTTTACACATTGTTCATCCACCCACGCCAAGCTTTCGACCTTCGTGCCGAGACTGGTTCAGGCGGATTTGTGGACATCCACAAGTACACAACTGAAAATGTTGGAAACCTATTGACAGGCACCATTGGTGTTCTTGAAGGCTTCCAAGTTGTTCAGACATCTCGTGTTCCATCAACAACATCAGGTGCATCTTCTGCTCGAGTTTACTCAGCAGTTGCTGTCGGTAAGGAAGCCCTTCTTGAGGCTAATGTCTACGATGTGCAAACAGTCG